TTGGAGAGAATACATTTTTAAAACTAAGACAACAAAAAGATCAAATGAAAGCTGAGTTAGAACAAGTAAAAATACAAAGAGATATTGCTTTAAGAAAATTAAACAAAGCATTAGCAATAGCAAAAGATTTAAGAAAGTTAGTAGAAAATGGAACAGAAGCGAAGTAACTTTTATCCTAATGGAGAGATCATAGATTATTCTCTACCTCAATCATTCCAAAAAAGTTTAAAAGCAGAGGCTTGTGGTAACTGTGGATTATATTCTAACAAAAGATCATTCTGTGGTCGTTGGGGTGCTAAAGCTGTAAAAGATAATTACATATGCCACGAATGGAGAAAAAGGTTCTTTAAGAGATAGTTTTGTGATATTTATGCCACATGGCTAAATACAAAAATAAAACTGTTAAACTTAACAAACCCATGCGTGGAGATGTTAAGAAGTTTAAAGTATTCGTAAAGAATCGTAAGACAGGCAGAGTAGTCAAAGTTAATTTTGGCGATAAGAAGCTATCTATTAAAAAAAATATTCCAGCGAGAAAAAGATCATTCATGGCGAGGTTTCGTCCCATCTTGGCTAAAGCTAAACGATCAGGCAAACAATTAAATACAACTCCTGTATATTGGGCAGTTAAATCATGGCAAAAAGGGTTCAAAGTATGATTGATAATATAATTTACAGAGTATTTGGAATAGTAGATAACTTTATGGGTTATTTGTTTGATAGGTTTGTATCTGATGACCCTAAACTTAAAAAGAAAAAAAAGAAATGATTAAAAACTTTAAAGATATTGTAATTTTATTAATAACAAGTGGTGTCTTAATACTTCTTGGTGTCATTATCATAGGAGATTATTGGGTAGCATTAGAAGAAAATAGGCCTGTAGATGAGTCTGTAATTACACTTATGAAAATGTCAGTAACAGGATTGATAGGTGTTATAGGTGGATATATTGGTGGTAGCAAATGAGAGATATTAAAGTTTTAGAGTCGTTTAAAAAACACGCAGAAAAAAAGTTAAAAGAAATGAACTTATTTAGATATTTAAAAAAAGAAGTAGAGGCTAATGCCAATGGCACTAGAGAATATGTAATTAAAAAAGGAATTAACAAGGGCAAAGTAGCTAAATAATATGGGTAGGACTATGAATTATTACTTTACAGGAATATTGATTTTAGGATTTGTATTTTTAGCATTTTGTATGAAGCCATTATGAAAATTAGTGAAAATACAAACATAGGATTACCACTTAGAAATCTAATAGGTTTAATTAGTGCTATAGTTATTGGTGCATGGTTTAGCTTTGGAGTTATTGAAAGACTCAATCAGCTTGAGACTAAAAATCAATTATTTGAACAAGATTTATTAGAGGCTTCTGTTCAAAAGCCAATCGACCAAGAGCAATTTATGTTATTAGAGCATATTGCTGAGGGTTTAGAAAAGCTAACAATTAGAGTTGATGACATGATGAATAACAAAGTTAATATTGATAGATTACAGCAAGATGTTGAAAGGCTTAGAATTGATACAGAAAAATTAAAAGATTCTGTTAGAGCCAATATTGGTAAATTAAATGGAGATCACTAATGATAGGTTTTGTATTTGTATTATGCTTATTTATTAATGGCGAGTTAGTTGAACATAGAATACAAGATAGTTTATCTACTTGCTTAAAGATGAAAAGAGAAGCAACAAGAAATATGAATATGGATAATAAACAATTTATGTGTGGAGAAGTACAAGCTGAACTAGAAGAAAATATAGATGGAAGTAAATCAATTAAAAAGATAGTATCATCTAAATGAAATTTGTTTTAGCTTATACTATCTGCTCTGCCATTACAGGATTCTGTAATACTCCAGCAGTACACCCTGTAAAATTTGACACTTGGACAGATTGCACTAAAGCTGGTGCTACTGTTACAATTAGAGTTACTAACGAGTATCAACAAAAATTTAACGAGGACAAATTATACATATCTTACTTTTGTAATGAAAATAACCCTGACAAAACCCCAGCTTAAAGTATCATCAAGTAAAGCAAGGTTCAGAGTTTTAATATCAGGTCGTAGATTTGGTAAAACTTATTTAGCTGTAACTGAAATGATGAAATATGCGTGTCAGCCAAATAGAAGAATTTGGTATGTAGCACCTACATTTAAAATGGCCAAAGAGATCGTCTGGGGAACTCTTAAAGAAATGCTTAATCAGTTTAATTGGATTGAGGATATAAACGAAACCACAATGACTATTACGATAAGACAATCAAATAGTACAATCTCATTAAAGGGTGCAGATAACTATGATTCACTTAGAGGTACAGGATTAGACTTTTTAATCTTAGATGAGTTTGCAGATATTGATAAGCGTACTTGGTACGAGGTCTTGAGAGCATCTATTTCAGATAGACTAGGCCATGTATTATTTTGTGGAACGCCTAAAGGTTATGGTAACTGGAGTTATGAATTATATTTAAAAGGTAAGCAAGATAACGAATGGGATAGTTTTCAATATACAACTATTCAAGGTGGAATGGTATCTGCTGAAGAAATAGAACAAGCTAAACAAGATATTGATATTAGAACTTTTAGACAAGAGTTTGAGGGTACATTTGAGAACTATGCTGGTAGTGTTTATTATAACTTCCACCCTGTAGATAATGTTGTTAAACGAGAGATAGATTGGGAAAAGCCTTTGCATATAGGAATGGACTTCAATGTCGATCCCATGTCAGCCTGTGTTGGGCAAATAGAAAAAGATAAAGTTTATTTTGTAGATGAAGTAATCATTTATGGAAGTAATACTGATGAAATGGTGCAAGAACTTAGAGATAGATATGGAACTAAAATGCAAATATTTATCTATCCTGACCCAGCATCTAAACAACGAAAGACATCTGCTGGTGGGAGAACTGATTTATCTATTTTACAAAACGCTGGATTTAAAGTTAAGGTTAAACATAAACACCCAGCAATAAGAGATCGAGTCAATGCTGTGAATAGTAGGCTCAAAGATTCTAATGGCGAAAGACATATTTTTGTTTCACATTCTTGCAAAACGCTGATAAAAGGGTTACAAAGACAAATATACAAGGAGAATACAAATATTCCTGACAAGGAAGATGGATTCGATCATATGAATGACGCACTAGGTTATATGATTGATTATTTAAAACCATTAACTACTCAGGCAAGATTTAATGCTCCAACAAGATGGACAATGAAGTAATTTATGGCATACACTAGAGATCAAGCATTAGACACCCACAAAGACTACTCTGAAACAATTAATAATTGGGAGTATTATATTAGATCATACAATGGTGGCTATGACTATATGATTGGCCAATACCTAAACAGATATAATTTAGAATTAGATAACGAGTTTAATCAAAGACTAGCTAACACTCCATGCGATAATCATTGTAAAAACATTATTCAAATTTATTCATCATTTTTATTTAGAGTTAGACCAAGTAGAGATTTTGGTTCTATGCAAGATGAACCATCATTACAAAACTTTTTAAAAGATGCTGACTTAGAGGGTAACAATTTAAACGCAGTAATTAAACAAGCACAAAACTATGCTTCTATTTATGGTCATTGTTTCATGGTATTAGACAAGCCTAATATTGCTACTAACACAAGAGCAGAAGAATTAGATCAAGATATTAGACCATACTTATCAATCGTTACTCCAGAGAATGTTTTAGATTGGAACTTTGAAAGACAAGTTAATGGTAAATACGAACTTAACTATTTAAAGATCAGAGAAGAAGTAGATCGTAATGGTGGAACATACATGAGAATTTGGTATCATGATAGAATAGATACTATCTATATGGAAGAAAGAGAAGAACCTAGATTAATTGATAGTGTTCCAAATATGATTGGTAAAATACCAGCAGTAATTTTATATAATTCTAAATCACACAAAAGAGGAATAGGTCAATCAGATTTAACTGACATAGCTGATCTACAAAAATCTATTTACAACGAATACTCTGAGATGGAACAATTAATCAGATTAACGAACCACCCATCATTAGTTAAAACTCCAAGTGTAAATGCTAGTGCTGGTGCTGGTGCAGTTATAGAAAT